GTTGTTTCAATCCTCACCCGTCCCGAAGGACGGGTGCAACCCCGGCGTGGAGGCGTATCTCTGGCGCCCGGAGGTTTCAATCCTCACCCGTCCCGAAGGACGGGTGCAACTAGCCTCCTGCAGAACGCTGCCTTACCGATCAGATAATCCGCCTGATGCAGGCTCTCGATGGCGTACACCACATCGCCCACCTGTATTCGGTCTTGCGCGGTGACGTCCGTATCGGCCGGCAGCAACACCTTCCAGCGGTCACCTTCCACCGGCTGTCCGGCTTTGAGCAACTCGGCGCGTGGCACCTGCTTCACCATGCACGCAGCTGTGCCGATGCTGCTCCACGTTTCACTGCGCCCACCATAGCCATCTGCGCTCGTGCTTTTGCGCAGGATGGTGCAGGTGGAAGGTAAGTACGCCTCCATCGTGCTGCGGATCGATTCCAGCTGCTCCGCGCTCAGACCCATTGCGTTACATCCTCCCTCGCCAGAACCGCTGTGCGCGGGCGCGATTTGCGCCGATATTCATCTGCCATCCGCAGCAGCATCTGTACCTGCTGGCTCCGCTGGAACCGCTGGTCGTCGCTGGCGAAATCGAACTGCGCTGCCTGTTTACCTGCCAGTCGCTCCAGCATCTGTGCCGCGGCGGCGTTCATATCCACAAAGCGCCCGTGCACAAAAAGATGTGTCGCCGAGGATGGGGACTGGAGCGTGAACTCGCCGGTATGCAGATTGAAATCGCTCACGCTGAGCGTGTTGGCTCCGTCATGGACGGTAGGCGATGCCTCCCAGTCGCCCACCTCGGCAACAAAAGCATTCGTACTCGCTTGCCAGGGCAGGCGAACGGGGTGCGCCTTCACCTGCCCTACGGAGGAGGAGCCATCCAGCACCGAGCACAGCTCGGCGTCGGAGAGAGAGGACGCCAGTTCGTCAGGCAGAAGCCTTCTTAGCCTTGCCACCAGATGCGCCATCGACTGCCGCATCAGCAGGCACCTCCAGGCCCTGATCGCGGTACCACCGGGCAATCTCCTCGGCTGTTGCCTGCCGATAGCCCTGCGCCAGCAGGTCGCTCAGCCATTCGTCGGGCACGCTGTGTACCGCGTCCTTCCTGTTCACCACAAACGCCATCGCGTCGCCTCCTTAGCTCAGAACCACCACACCGCAAGCATCGCGCAACTCGGCAACACCGTACAGCACATCCAGCGTCACCTGCACGCCCAGATAGCTGGCGTTGTACGCCATCGTCGCACGCAACACGATGCCGCTCTCCGGGTCGCGCACCACCGCCGACCGCGCTCCACTGTTGGGCGGGGGCTCAGGTAGTGCACGCATGGCGAGGATGGCAAATTCGGGGGTGAATGCCAGGTTTTTGGTGCTGTTCGGACTTCCAGCCACCACCGGCACCAGCTGGGAAGTCCAGATTGTGAAGCCGTACAGCTGACCCAGCGCGCCATCGGGAATGCCCACGCGGTTGAACGCGAAGTAGCTGCCGAGGTTGGAATCGCCAAGCAACGCGATTTCGTCTTTGGTCGAGACGACCAGATGCCGGTTCGCCTGCGGTACCTTCGCATCGTTGAGCGTTTTGCGTGCGCTCCGGATGGTCGCTGCAGAAAGGTCGGTGCCGCTGGTGCCCACGCTGTGCGTTAGCCCTGTGTACAGAGCAAACAGGTCGGTCTCGATGGCTTCGGCGAGCGCTACGGCGGCTTCGCGTGTGTACCGTTCGATCACGTCCTGGTTCTGCATGGCGCGCACCGGGTCTTCCACCAGGAAGCTCACTTCCTTGTGCTTGTTCAGCGTCACTTGCACTTCCGAGTCGCTGGGAGCCTGCAAGGTCACGGTGCTGCCAGCAGTTTTGTTGTTGGCGGTCATCGCGCCGGGGAATGGAATGTGCAGCACATCACCCTGCTGGAATGCAGCGATGTCGGTATCCCTCGTCACCAGCCTCGCCAGAACGATGTTGTTGCGCAGTTGCTGCATAGCGGTCTGCGCCCAGATTTCGGGAATGAAGTGCTGAGCGGTCGTGACTGTTACGTTGGGCATCGATTAATCCTCCAGTATCCGCCCCTCAGCAACAGCCCTGTAAATCTCGTCGCGGTGCTCGGCGAAGAACTTCGGGTCGAGCAGTTGCGAGCGCGTAAACATGCGCGTAGCCCCGGAAGAAGCCGTTGCAGGGTTGCTGGCAGGGATGCTGGAAGATGGTGCAAGCCATGGGCGTTTCTGGAGAAGCCCACGCACTACCGCGTCCACGTTGGTGGGGTGCCCTTCCTCGTCGAACTCCACTTCGGCGAGGTCGATGAGGCGATACGCGGCATCGGTGTCCACCACGCCCAGCCGTTGCGCAGCAAGCTGAATCTCGTAGCGCAGCACGGTCTCCTGCCGGTTGCGCTCCCATTCGGCTCGCTCGCGCTCCAGCTCCGCCAGCCTGCGCTGCAGCTTCTCCTGCTCGCTCAGTTGCGCTTCCTCGTACTGCTTGAGCTTCTGCTCCAGCTCGCGCACCTTGCGACGGTAGGCTGCCGCCTCGGCGCTGAGTTTGCGTTCGATCCCCGACTGCTGTTCCTCAGCCCCCTGGGCAGAGGAGGAATCCGCAGACGTGTCGGGCGGCGTCTGCGCGGATGCCCCCTGGGCAGCGGCGACCCCCTGGGTCAAATCGTCCAGTCCCTGACTGGTGTGCTCGTCCATCGTGTCATCCCTCCGCCAAACGGCGAATGCTTTCCGGTGGCTCCTCGTCCATCTCGCGGTAGAGCCGGATAAGTGCACGAGCCGCCTTGCGCTTCTGCTCTGCTGGGGCTTTCACGCCACCGCGCGCACCGGCAAGCGCGGCAGCTGCGGCGTGGATGCCGTTGCGGTTCAACGTGCCATCCGGCTCGCGGACGGGGAGCTTGCACTGCGACTTCGCTGTGGGCTCGCCCTCATGTAGATGAATCAGGCACGCGCGATGCCACTGCTCCAGCGAGTAATCGCTCTCATCAAACTGTCCCCACGGCTTGGCTGAGAATGGCATGATGCCACCTCCAACAAAAAACCCGAGCCGCAAAGCGACTCGGGTTGCTGCCATACACAAAA